AGAGTATCATCGACAGTATCAGTGCCGACAGTTAAACCGCTGGATCCGCTTGAAGATGTCGTAGCTACTGAAGAAGCAGCCATAGATCCTGTTTGTGTGCCTAGTGTTCCGTTATTTGTTCCTTTTCCTAGAGGTAATCTATCTCGTAGGTCTGGAACATTAAATGTTGTAGAGCCATCACCCACCCCATAAGTTGTTCCAGCTACCGCGAATAAAGCTGCATAAGTAGTTCTTGAGATAGCTGATCCATCACATAGTACCCAACCAGTAGGAGCTGATGAACCGCTCCAAGCAATTATAGAACCGGCAGGAACTACAGGAACTGGTTTTGTTCCTGCACCTTGAATAGCTGATTGAAGAGCCAAGTTAGAAGTTACTGGCAAATAACTAGAAGCCTGATTTATGACAGTTAAACCAGAGTCTATACCTACACCCTTAGAAGAATAGACAATTGCAGCATTAGAAGTTGTGTTTTGGGTAGCAAAAGCAATAGAGGTATTTGTAGCAGGAGCAGAGGCAGAAAGCTTAAGAGTCGCATCCTTTCCTACATAACCTGTATTTGAGCTTGTAGTAAAATCAATTTTTGATAGTAGAACATTACCAGCTTTAATTCTATCAGCTGTAATAGAATTAGTAGCAAGCATGGTATTAGTAACTGAACCATTTGTCGGTGGAATACCAACATCAATAAAGTCAGCCATTGTACCATTGTTAGCTACATTTAGATAAAGTCTTGCGTTAGAAGCTAAGCCACCTGAAGCAGATACTGTAGCTACAAGTTCGCCTATCTCATAAGTCCCTACATTTGCAGTAAGAGCCGCAATACCGTTTTCAACTCTGTTACCAATACCTACACGAGTAAAGTTACCGCCTACAGGAGAAGACTTAACATGAACGGAATCTGAAATATAAAGAGCGTTAGTAGTAGCGCTTCTATAAAGCATTCCATCTTGTTCACCCTCATTTGCTCCGGCTATAACAATATTAGTAGGTCCCGGAATAGCAGTAGATTTAAAATTAGTGAGTAGCGAACGAAGAGATGTATTGAAGTTATTTCTGGAATTATTTAGAGAGGTTCCAGCGGTTGGTTCAACATAAGTATTTGAATCTACGGTTGCCATTTAAATTATACTCCTATTGCCGTTACTTGAACCTGAATGCTTTGATCGATTGGTGCTAATGCGTTATTCTCTACATCATATAGCCTAAAAGAAACACTTGAGTTACTCCCAGTAGTAACCACTGCTGTCTGTGCAGTAGCCGTATCAATTGCTTGTATAGTAATGACAGGTCTATTGATAAAGTTACTAGAAGAATAATCAACTGTTTTAGGGTTTCCATCGTAAGTAACTGTTTCTTCAAAGATAGATTGTTCTTTTTCTATAGTATATCTAAACTTATCGATTGTAAAGTCAAATTCATCTGGCTTTGAGTTGTTAACAATAAATTTTATTTGGAAGTGTCTAAAGGTACGCGATCCTGCCTCATAAGGGATAAAACCATCATTTACTGATGAACCAGTGAAAGCAGAAACGTTCACATTTCCGTTAGCATAAAATAAGGTAGCTGCATCTTCAGAAGAAGTTCTAATAAAAGTTTGTGTTGTGAGTGCCCCGATAGCTCCGACAAAAGTAGATGTACCACCTGGATCACCCCACTGATTTAGATCAACTAAATAGTAGGAAGTACCAGCTATTGCCGCATTAGCAAGTGCATTTGACCCTGTTGATTCACCATTAGCAAAAAAGGTCTCTCCTAGAACAATTGCATTTGCGTTGAGGGTACCAGCTATGTAAGCAAACACATTTGCATTAGATTCATCGTTAGTAAAGTTACCATGTAGGTGAATACCGTAAACATTACCAAATGTCCCTCCACTCATTATTGTTTCGTTATTTGCGTCATACCTAAAATTAAGTGGTTGTGTATTTGCAAACCCAATTATATGTCCGATACCCCCAAAACTTGAATCAACTAAAACAGTGCTATTAGGTGCAGTTTCTGTAACGCTTTCGATAATGTGCTCATGTTGATCATTCCAAGAAGTTTCAATACCTTGAGTTCCGTCTATCTCGATATTAACTGAGCCTGTTAGTATAGAACCAAAATCTCTGACTTGTGTTATGTAGGTCGCGTCTCCATCTGCCAATAGATCAGTTGCTGATCCTGCAACTGCTGAAAATCCACTAGAAGTTCCGTTGGCATTATCTACTGCAGAAGTGTAAGCATAAGCAAGGCCCCCAGTATTAGAGTTTGCAAAGGATGGAAAAAAATATTCAGTAGAATTTGTGTTAGTGATATCAGTAAAATCAGTTGTAGGACTATCTTCATTGTATGCTGCTACAACAGTAGATCTTTTAGGTCTTGAGGTGGTTAGTGTAATAGCTACTACATCATCACTAAAGTTTCCACTAGTATCACGAGTTCTCGCAAAATAGGTATATTCACCAAAAATGTCAATAGGAACTGATTTTCTATTCACACCAGCAGCTACGCTTACATAAGGAACAGCAGAAACAAAGTTTGTAACTGTTGCATCATGAGAACCCGCCAAACGTCTGATTACAACTTCTTTTAAATCTAGATCAGTAAGTTCGTCATTTGTTCTAGAGTATTCCCAGAATAAAGTAATCTGGTCAGTTTGTTGACCGCCTGTAAAATTAAAAATATTAGCAGGTTTTGCATTTTTTCCTACTATAGATTTAGTAATAGTAGTGGTAGAACCTCTTATATTTTTATTCAAGGGAGTGATCCTAAACGTGATAGTATTGGATTCTGCTTGAGCGCCTCGATTTATTCCACTTACGGTAAATCTTATTTTACCATCATCTTCAACACCGGCTGCAGATATCTTTGCGGTATTAAAGGAAAGTAGATCTGTACCACCGTCGTTAGTACCAACCGCATCAATGTTATCAAGTTTATATGATATTTCATAATCTGTCACTTCTTGTCCTTCTATGTGATCAAAAGCAACAGTAGCTCTAACAGCTACTCCGGAACTTTGTTCTCTATACAAGGATTCAGTTATTTCTAAGCCAGATACTTTTCTTATAGGCAATCTTGCAATATTAACATTTTTCTCAACAAAAGGACTAGTTCTTCTCTGATTATTAATATTACGAGCTCTTACAGAAATCAGACCCTCTCCTACGTCTGGTATGGTGAAGTCATCTGTCAAAAATACTCTGTCATAATCTGAACTTATCAACAAGTCATAAACACCGTTATTAGCTAATCTAAAGTTTCCGGGATAAGTAGCTTCATCATAATCTAGTGTACAAGTATTTGCAGATACGTTGTTTATGATACCCACTGGATTAGGAGAAATGTTAACTAATGCAACAGAGGTTAAGTTATTTGTGGGAGTGGATGCAAGTTCTATTCTATATATAGAATTAGCTGTTAAAGCTGCGTTATAAGTAGGAGAGGCAGGATCATAACTAGTGTTTGCGACAGGAAACACTACTCCAGGCTGTGTTTGGACATTATCACCCATCTCAATTGCAGGAACAGTATAGTGATCTATTTCAATTACATAAGAACTATCTCCAGATTGTATTGAGTACTGAACATTATCACGAAGAGTAGAATTTTTATTAAGAGTGAATTGACCAGATGATTTTTCTACTCCGTCAATATATAGTCTGATAAAATTCTGATCTCTAACTCGCACAGGTAGATCAATATTTTCAATAGAACCTGCTGTGCCTACAAATGTGTTTTGAAATCTAATTTCTTTTTGTGTGCCGCTAACGTAAAAAGAGTTGTTAGCATAGAATCTAGAGTCTAAAAGCTGTGTTATGTTTACATAAAAAGGTGCAGGAGGGAGCAAATCAATCATAAAGGTAGAACCAGTTAACACATTTTCAATATCTAAAGTATCTGATGTTTTATCAAAAGTAACAATATTAGCAGATACTGCGACTAGATCACTTGCAAATCCAACAAAATTCTTCTCACTGGTTACAGATATTTTTTCTTTTAACGGAACAGTAATATGATCAGTTCCTTTAAGATTTAAAAAAGCTCCATCGTTAACTTCAAGAACATGCTTATTGAAGTTTACATCATGAGCTACATTTAATCCTTCAATAGTAAGTCTAACATTACTAGTACCATCTCCATTATCAACACTAACAAACCCATTACATAATAATTTGATATCTCCAGCAAAACTTTGAAAACCGTTTTTACCTGTTAATACGCAAGGATTTGTGCCGTCGACTAAAAGGCTAGAGTTATTGACAGTTAAATTAAGCACACTCTGATGAGAATTATTTACTAGTGTTGATCCAATTGGTTGTGCAACAAAATACTCAGTAGTAAAAGCTTGTTGATATCCTAATCTATCAGTTTGATTATTGATTATTATGTCGTATACTACTGATCCATCAAGTCTTCTTCGCGGATTAGATTTAAGAGTAAATAAAGGACTTGGAGGGGCTGAAAAACCGCTCTCAATATCAATATAGGCAGTAGGAGTATAGTCAATAAATGTATCAGAATCAGTATAAACATTTGAAATATACTCTTTAGCCATAAGAGTGATTTCTTCTGATTCTGTTTCTCGCTCAATATTTGAGACTGTAAAGAGCTTACCTGCCTTATTAGTATAGATATTACCAGGATTCTCCCACTCACCAATACTCCATAAGTCGCCTTTTTTAGGAACGTTGTTTGAAGTAAAAGTTGTAAATGAGTCAATAGACTTAGTAATAGGATTATATCTTCCAGTTACTGTTACATTAGCTTGATCAAACCCAAGTGAAATATTATCAGTCGATGTCAATAAAAAGTTAGTATTACTTAGAATATATAAGTCTACTCTATCATCATCAGTGCTTATAACTCTCATAGCCAGAGGATAAGTATTTGTAGTAAATGTTGAATTAGTTAGAGAAGGGTTGGTAAAATGTTCTAATAACACGTTGGATTGGTCTGTAGCAGTAGAGGAATTTGCCAACACTTTACCACCAAAACCATAGTTAATACCCGTCATATTCTGAGAAATAGAAACAATATCACCAGGAGCTAAGTTCAAAGCCTCAGTGGACGTTTTAAACGCTACAACTCGCCTTAAATACTTAGAAGCAGCAATTTGATACTGAGCAAATCTTAAAGCTTGACTTCTTCTAGTTACTCCTGCTAAATCAAGAGACGCTATATTTTCAATTACCGAACGATCACTACTGAATAAAGTTCCAGAAGTATCTTGTGTGTCAATACGAGCTACTTCTCTTTTATAGTGGTTAGTAGGTTCGATATAGCTCACATCTACTCCAGTAAGTAAATCACTCTCTCTTCCACCACTTATCTCAAAAGAACCTTGTTTAATGTTGGTTTCGTTAAATACCATGACTGGTAACTGGTCAGGCATATCAACAGCAAGGGATATTTTGCCAAAAGAATGTACAATAGTGCCTCTAAAAGATGCCGCTAGAGAATTTAAAACCTCAATTGTTGGTTGTTGGTCCGAAATAATA